GTGAAAATTGATTATAGGGACAATATTCCGGCAGGGGCCGATGGTGCATTTTCTAACGACGATGATGTTCGTTATGGTATTTGGAATCACAAAGACTCGTTTACAATTGAGACGACATTGACTCCCTATGACATCAATGGATATGGTTTAGTCTCAAGTATACCTTCCACAACAAATAGTGAGAAAATGATGGCTGGAATAAGCAAGACTATTCTTGACAATTCTACAAATAGAGAACAAAGACCCTCCTATCGCTATCTAAACGACACAAACAAATTCGGCACTTCTAGCACTCTTAACGGATATGAGATGCGTATATTTCATAGTGAAAAAGTTAAATTGTCTCTGCTAAATGCGACCGAGCATGGTTTCAATAATCCCTCCGAATACAGAATAAAATTTGAAGTGGATATTGATGGGACGAGTGTTTCTTTAACTAGCCCAATCGTCATTTCTCCTATTTTTGGTAAGCCGCATAAGGGGTCTTCACTCTCAACTGTTGGCTTTGATTCGGAAGGCAAGGTCAAGCATCAAACGGCTACTGCCGTCGCTGTTACTGCGAATTCTTCTCTTGGCAAGACAATAGAATTCGCTTCCAACATAGAAGCAGATTTTCATGATGAGCAAAAAATCTACTATAGAGATGGGTTTGATTTTGTAGAAATTGGGACTATCAATAGCGTTTCCGGTTCGGTTTTAACCATGAAAGATATCAGCGTAGCAGATGCTTTTTTAGTAGGTAAAACTATTTTTATTCCCACAACAAAAAATCCATTTTATGTAAATCAAGTCCACCATATTGCCGCCACCTTTAACGACCTTACAAGGCAAATGAGGATTTATTATGGCGGTAAACTTGTGTCTTCTACTGACCACACTTCTACAGCAGAATTCAGTTTTACCCAAGACGATATGTTTCTAGGTGCAAACGGTGTGGGTGCAACAGGTAGAGATACCTCACATACGAACAACCAATTTATGGGCGAACTGCATGAATTCGCATTTACAAACGGGGCTAGAGAAACATTTGACTTGGCTAGTCTCAATCCTAGATTTGCAGAAGTTTTGTTGTATTTTAGATTTGAAGAGGTGGATGAATAATGGCTATCTTCGCTATGCGTAAAGGCACTTCTCCCAACCCAACGGTTGTCACCACAATCAATGATGCAACAAACAACATCAATTTTGATTGTCCCACGAACCCTATGTTTGTCAGCGATGCTGTTTCTGTCGCAACCAACCACAGAATGTTTTCGTATATTTCTACAGACGATTCCCACACACAAAATTTTATTCAACAACTACAAGGTAGTGATTCGGCAGGAACAGAATATTCTAACCTTTCAAACACCGAAGGATACAGTATACATTGTTGGGATGAATTCTCGCAAACAGGCATACAATTGAACGGTATCTCTCCGATTTCGTCGCAGACTTATGATTATTTTGTTCTCATTCATTCGGATGATTTACTACAACACCATTTCGCTAGAATTACAGAAATAAAACAAGATGAGGTGTTGGGTGATAGATTTGATTTTGAGCCAAGGCTAGGTAAGCAAATACCTAAAAATGCAAAGTTTATGGTTTTTAGGGGGCCATTGAAAACAGAGACTTCTATCGTTGCGCTCTCTGCTGGAATCAAACCTGAGAATATTACTTCCGGTTCTTCAACTTACAGATACGATAAATCCTATATTTGTGCTAGACCTCTTTTCTATTTCTTTGAAGACAGACTAGATAAGAAAAACGAATTAAATCATGAAACTAAATATTTTATTAAATATATTACTTCAAACAGTTCTACAGTCACTCCGAATGTCGGGAACGCTTTTATTACTACTACGGATTTTTCTAAAAGAATTATTGACTACAGTAAATATAGCATAAAGGCAGACCTTGTAGATAAACTGCGAGATTTAGACGACCCTACGCTAAATGCAATCACTTCTAATGAAGGTTTCACTTTACCTTCTAATGATTTTACAGATTATGATAAATGTTTTTTCAATGCAAGAAGAGATGCCAATGATGTTTATGACCAAACAGACGCTACAACGCTGGCACTTACTGGCCCATACAGATACACCCATTATTCATTCTCTCCGGAAAAGGCCAACACAAATTTTGCCTTGGCAGATTTTAATGTCTTTGAATCCATTGGTAGTAAAGGCGGATATGCCGAGGTAAAACTCATTGATACTCAAAGAATTCTTCCCTCCAAAATAAAAAAGGACGACATGCTTAGGATTCGCCACCGTCTTCATTCGGCAAACCTAAGCGAGTTTTTCCCATTGAAGGCTACTATTTCTAGCCAGTCCGGAACAAATTTTGTCTTTGACACGGAATATGATTTATCCACTCTCTTAGCAGAAGGAGATGAAATTAAAATTGCTGATAGAATTTATGTTATTGCTTCAACTGGAAGTGCTATCGGTTCATTTTCTTCTAATCAACAAACTATTGTCATGACATCATCTACTCGTTTAGAGTCTTCTTCTACCTTTTCGGCCACAAGCCTTACTGGAATAGCCTCTTCCGGAGATAGGCTTTACAGAAGAGCATGGAGTCAATCAAAAGGCAATCTTCTAACCACTTTCAAAATCATAGAAAATCGCCACTACAACATCAAAGTTATTTTCAATGATTTAGTAGAGGCTACAGTTTCTTCTTCTAACGCAACGACAAAAACTCTTTCTCTTTCTTTTGACAATTCGTTATACGAATCCGAGTCCAGCATTGGGTTTGTATCGGGCATTTATTCCATCATCAACAAAAACTACCTTCATTCTAAAGACATCGTATATTCTTCCGAAAGTCCGTCTAAAACCGCTGTTATTTGCGGAACCTCAAATACTGTAAAATTCAGTTTAAACACCGTTGTTCTCGCAACAGTAACTTCTGCCCCCGAAGCCGGTGATGATTTATATTTAGGGTATAACAATGAAAACTTTTCGTATATTGGACGAGTTCAATCTTACAACTCCGGTTCAAAAACAGTTACCTTGGAAACTCACTCCTTTGCTTCTTGCGAAAAATTAACGGTGGGGACTGGTTTATCTGCCGCAACTCTGTATGTTTGGAAGTCTAGCGGTAAGCCATATTTGTTCAATAAGGCACTATCGTCAAATAACCGCATTACAGAAACTACAACAAGTCTCATCGGGGCCTCGGAAAAGGGTATTTTCTTTGAATCGGGTTTGGATATTTCCGACAATTCTACCCTTATCAAAACGAGTAAATCCACCGATGATAAGGCAATAGGATACCATTTACATGAAGTTTCAAAGATAGACAAGGACAACGAATTCCAAGCCGAATTAACCGATGGCGCTTCTTCGGTCAGTTATGCTAATTTTGATACCGTGAATACCTTGATTGATTTCACCGTTGTCTCGCAAAACACAAAGGACGGCAAAACTACGATTGAACTTGCGCCTTATGTCCCCGTTGCTTTGGGGAGAATGGACTTCAATGATGCCGATGTCACAGATGTAGATTTGGTTACTGTTGGTTCAACAGTAGGTAGTGCGGCTGTTGGAAACAATGTAAGGCATGTTGAGATTGCTTCAATTAGTAACACTCCTTCCGAGAAAGACCCTCTTTATATTGCAGGTTCTTTTGTTGGATATGTAGTTCAAGTTGTAAAACCAAGCACAAGTGCTAATTGGAAAATTTATGTTGATAGGCCTATTGTTCATTCGGCAAGTGCTACGGTTCAAGCATTAGATGATTATTCTCCTTACGGGAGCGAAAATTACGAAGAAAAATACACTCAAGACCTTTATTTGACAAATGGAGCGCATCTTCATGGAGGCAAATTTGTTTCTCTTTTACATCCCCTTTTCCTCAACAACAAAGCCGCTACATTTGTGACTCATACGGGACAACGCTCTCAAAACACGACAACTACAGAGAGATATGGAACGCCTCAATACCGAATCATGCACCTAGAAAAGGGAGTCTTTGATTTCGTTTCTCGTTCCATTACAACTTCGGCTCAATCCTTTGAAAATAATTACTATGAAGGCGGTAGTAAAATCAAGTATTATGCGTCATGCTACAAGGTAAATCCCGTCCGACACTATGCGGGTTCGGTCTATTACAGCGGGACGATTGGTAGAAACTTCACAGGCTCTAATAGCAATCACTTACCTATAGAAGCAAGGGGTAATTTCCCTGCCGCCGGTTCTCTGTTTTTTGACTACGATGTTTACGAATCGGGGCATACTAAACCTACAATTGTAGATGTAACTCCGCCCACGGTAAGCACAGAAATTACAAAGTCAAAATATCTAGTTAAGGACTACCTTGAACAATTTGACCCCAAATCTAGAAGGTTGTTTTTGTTTTCTACAAGCGATTTAACTCCGTATTCTAGCACAAGAAGCGATAGCATTTTCAATATGACTTTTAGTGCTGGAATAGGAAGAGTAGGCAATATCATTACTGAAAAGGATGATTTGAAGAAATTCAAACTTATGTTGTTAGGAGAGCCTACAGAAAGCGCATTTTCGGAAGGACAATCAAAATATTCTTCAAAGGGTTCTACTGTGAAATATACAGATGAAACTTACATTAATGCTGGAATTACAGAAGTAGATAAGGATATTGTTCAACTCAAAAGAACAGGAATTATGCGCCTCACAGAATTGGTTTTTGATACTGCTTTCAATCAATTTAATGCTGAAAAGCCCCCAAAGAAAACAAAACAAATACCGTCTTTTATCTACCATTATCACACTATTGCCGCAGTAACCGATAGCGGAGGCTCTAATGTTTCCGTGAGCGGCTACGGTTCATCCAATATCACTCTAAGCGCAAGCGCCACCCTAAGCGACAACGACCTTTTAGTTGATTCTAATGGCAAAATGATAGGAGTAGTTAATGGCAACCAAACAGGTTCCACGATAACTCTTGACGACAACCCAATACCTACGAACAATGGTTCTGCATATGCCGGAGTTCTTTACAAGGCTACAATCAGTAAAGGAACAATCAAAGGACATGGAGAAAAGGACTCTCTTGTTCAATTTGAAAGAGGCATTACTCTTCATCGTGGAACGCTTCAAAACGATGCATATACCGATTCGGGATTTACTACAGTCTTTGGAAACGATTTCAATGAGGCTGGCGGAAGCACCGCTACTAATCTCTCCAATGTTATTCTACCGCTAAGTTTCAACGATAATAACACAATTGGAAATGGTGTTTCGGGGCATCCTAGCCGATGGTTGAAGAGGATTGATGCTCTTCCGGACTCTGTAGGGTCAGCCGATAATGGATTTCAAGGGGATTTATTCGGGGTTGTCCTTGACCGATATGATGTAGAGGGAGGCAATCGTGGTGATGAAATTTTGAGTAAAGGAACAGTCTTTACTTACAACGATAACACCCATGTTCGGAAATATGCAAACTCAATTACAACTGTAAACATGGGATTGAGCACACAGTTCATGACTTTGGATGGCCCGAATGGTGGGGCTAGAAGTGCAACTGCTACAGATGCGGAGGGCATATTTATGGGATTCAAGGCTAGACTCAATCTAGATACGAGCGAATCAAACATCACTAGAAATACATACAAAGGGGCCAACAATAAAGACATTTACTTTTATAGAATCACTAGTTCAGAGATTCTAGATTATATTACGGACTTAACGGGATGCTATTTGGCTTCGGAAGTTGGTAAAGAATTTGGAACAGGAACAGTTACAGGGGCAACGGGAGGAATCAATAACACGATTCCGGATAATTTGGGGTATGTTTTAAGCCATGAAATTGAAACAGATAACACTACGCTAACCCATATCATTCAAGTGGATGTTGATTTGGCAGATGGCTTCTACCGAATTATGCAACCAAACGAAACCGCATTCTACGACTTTACGCCTAACAAAATTAAACTCAATACTCTTTCTAGTGAATACACAAAGGTCGCATACGAAGATAAAACTTACACAACAACAAGAGATTATGCTTTGGCTTATGGTTCGGGAGAAAGGGATTCACCCCTTAGTGGAAATGTTGGACACAATGAGGCGGTCTTGTCCATGTATGTTTTAGTAGATACCGATGCTCAAAGCGAATTCCTTTTGAGTAGCAGAGAAGAAGTGGTTCCAAGAACGCATACAGACGCATATGTTGTTCTTGCCGATGTGGAGTCCCTATACGAAAACCAATTTTCTATGTGCATTACAGATGGAATCAATACACACAAAACCTCAATCAATCAAAGGTATTTGGGAACGACTCAAGGTTCTTATATTGAGTTTGGAGAGATGCAAGAAAAGCATGGGCTTGTTTCTATGTCGGAAACTTTCACAGTAACTACCTCTGCAAACATTCTCTTCCCACTCAAAAGAGCCATGATTGGTTCAGTTGTAAATATCAGTCACGAGGCTGATAACATCCTCAATGATTTGTTTGAAACTAACGATATTGAATACACTATACCGGATTCAACTTATCCTCTTTTCCTAGCACCAAATTTCAAAAGCGTAAATTTATTTTCTGCTATCAACTACATTCTCAAAAGAAAGGATAAGCAGTTAATCTATGAAGACGATAAATTCAAAATTAAGGAATCTACTGATACTGACCTATATCCTTCTTTAGTTATCTCCGATAGAAACCAAAAAATACAGATTAAGGACTTCAAGAAATCTACTGGACTATTTGATTTCTACAATGAAATTATTGTTTATGGTTCTACGCATGTCTCAAAGAAAAGAAATTTGCGAAGTATCCAAAAGGTGGGCAAGAAAACTTTGGAAGTAGAAGACCCTAGCATTTTCACACAAGAGGATGTTGATGAGAAGGCTAGTGAATTACTTCGGATTCATTCTAAAATCAATGAGAAGATTAGCGTTGAATTAGGGCATAGTGGCCTTAGTCAATTGCGAGCAGGGGATACTGTATCTCTTGAGTTGCTTCAAGAAAATGTCCCGAAAAACCAATATCAAATTTTGGAGATGGAACACCGAATTGATGGTTTCGTCAAGTTAGAACTCGGTAGATTTTCAAAGGGTATGGAGGATAGATTTGCTGAATTGCTAATCTCTACAAATGCAAATAAAGCGAAACTCCGTTCCAAAGAACTCATACAACCGGACGAAAATGTGTCTATCCTAGACTTGGTTTCGTTGAAAGAACGCAAACTTTTGATTCAAAAGAGAGAGTCTTCGGCAACAACTAATAAGATTGGCTTCGTCCGAACAATTGGATTCAGCATTCCAATGGGAACAGCAGGCATAACAACTACAACAGTTAGGGAGGTGGACTTTTGATTACTGATGCGGCAAGAGAGGATTTGGCTAGTTATTTGAAAACAACTTACACAAAGGCTAGGGTTGGCGTGGGAGGAAACAATAGCAGTCCTATTGCTTCTAACTTGGATGTTCCCATTTTTGATGTTTCTACTATTGTCTCTTCTAAATCGGATGAGAATGTAGTGGATTTTAAATTCACAATAGCGGGTGCATCAATCGCTGGATACACAATACGGGAGTTGGGTATTTTCAACTCCGACTATAGCAAGATGCTAACCCGTGTGAATTTTGAAGGAGTTGGCCCGTTTTCTACAGAGGATGTGGATTTCTTCGTAACTTTGGAGGTTGAATAATGACAAGTAGCGCAAACAGCAGAGGATTTAGCAGAATGGGCGTAGACCCTACAGTAAGTGGATTAGTGGATGGAACAGATTTTCCACACAGCGCATTGTTTCATGCATTGAATATTGCCACTCAAGGGAGTTATGCCATTATTGACAGGAACGATTTTGATATCACACAAAGCGATTCCGGCGGTAAAACAAGGTTCGCTGTAGCGGCTGGAAAGGTTGTGCGTGATGGTGTCCTGCAAGCGGCTGTATCTACTGCCAATTTCACTCAAGGGACACCTTCTTCCTTTGAAGAACCCACATCGGGTTTCTCTTACTATTTACTAGTGGTGAATTCTTCTAACGCTCTTGCGTTGAAAGACAACGGTGGAACGATTCTAAATGATATCGTTCCAAATCCTGCCTCTACAGACATCCCTATTGCCGTTTTGCGATTAGGCGCAGGAGAGACTACAACTCAACGCCATGTGCAATTTCTAACTACAACAAAGAATTCTAACTCGTTAAGTATTGCTAGAAATAATAGCGGATATACTGAAAGTGCTACCATAAAAAGCAACGCAGGAGACATTGAGTTTGAAGCCTTAGAACAAGATAAGGATATTATTTTCAAGGGAAACGATGGTGGTTCTTCAACGACTATTGCCACAATTGATGTTTCCGATAAGAAATTAATCGTTCCCTCAAGAATTGAGACTAATCTATTACAATTAGGTTATGGAACTGGTAATGGAAAGGTTCAGGTATATAATGCGGGAGATAACTTAGAACTTTATGCCGCAGGAGATAGCGGGGGGAATGTAAAAGTCATTGATTTAGATGCTGGAACTGATGGGGCAGAAGCAAATAGAATTGCAACTATTAGCGGCCATTTACATGTTTCTAAAAAAACAGGCGTGGGAACTTCTTCTCCTATGAACACTCTTCAAGTTAGCCATACAGGGGCAGATGGTGATAATGGCCTAATGATTGTAAGAGAAGACACTACAACTGCCGATACTGATTTATTAGGAGGTATTGGTTTTGATTCTACGGATGGAAATGTCCCTTCATCCGTCTTGGAAGCCTCTGCTTATATTGCCGCACTAGCGGCAGAAGACCACGGAACAGGAGATAAAGGAGCAGATTTAACCTTCGGAACTGCCGCTATTGACGAAAATGACGATACTGTTTCAACTGAACATATGAGAATACTTTCGGATGGGAAAGTGGGTCTTGGTAATGCGGCTCCCGAACATAGGTTAGACATTGTAGAAACCACAGATAATTTCCCATTCAGGTTAAGAGGGGCCGAAGGAAATATTAGAATCAATAAATATGGTCATGTTCAAATCCAAAATGAAAATGCCTCCGATTCTTCTACCATTGACGACCCTATTTGGCAAATTGGACAAAGGGATGGTGGACAACTTGATATTGCTTTTGGAAACATTTCTACACAACTGGTCGCTGGAAGTGATGCAATTATTTCCTTAGCAAGAGCAAGTAATAGTGCATCGGGAAATAAACAGATTGGATTTTTTGGTGCTACGGCTGTAAATCAACAAACTGCCGCACCTGCTTGCCCCACGGGTGGAGCCGCAAATGCAGATTTAAATGCCCAATCAATTAACCTATTGATAACTGCCTTGACAAACTTAGGATTGATTGCATGATGCGCTTATTGGCTTTTGATTTGAGCATGTAGGTCTAGAGGCGATAATTTTAGAAAAGTTTATTTTCTACACCGCATTAGCGTGTTTGTGAGTCTTTGGGCATTGTTTTGGGTTTCTTTTCTTTTCGGTTTCTTCGTTATTTGGATGGCAACCCCTCCCTCAAAGGACTCCTTCATAATTTTTGAAGGCCCCGAAGAATTGGATGATATGTGTTGGGGCGGTCTAAGGAGAGGCCCCCAATGAAAGTGAAGATTGTAGAAGTCTCTCCTAGAGATGGCCTGCAATCTATCAAAGAAATAATCCCTACAGAATTAAAAAGAAAACTAATTTCTTCTTTATACTCTGCTGGCTTTGAAGAAATAGAAGAGGTTAGTTTTGCACATCCTAAAATTCTCCCTCAAATGGCTGATGCAGAAGAAGTTTACATGAAAGGCTCTGCTCTTGTTATGAACAAAAGAGGATATGATAGAGCCAAGAAATTAGGAGTTAAAAAAATCAATATTGTATTTTCTCCTTGTGAAGAATTCAATATGAAAAACATGGGTAAAACAAGAAGTGAAATCGTCCTCATGTATAAAACATTCATGGATAAAGTTCCCAAAGAAAATGTAAGGGTCTACATTTCTATGGCTTTCGGTAGCCCATATTCCGGAGAATTTTCTAGAAAGACAATAGAATCCTGTGTTAGAGATGCAAGGATGTTTGGCGATACTGTAGTATTTTGCGATACTGTTGGTGTGGGTATTCGGCAGGATGTAAAGATGTTCGCAGAAATAGCGAAAGAATTCAAAGTGATTCCTGCTCTACATTTGCATCATAGAGGTAGAGAAGAACCAGCACTTTCTCTCGTCAAGATGGCCTTATTTGAAGGAATATACGAATTTGATACGAGCCTAACAGGGCTAGGGGGTTGCCCTTATGCAGAGTTTAGTGGAGAAAACCTTTCTACTGATACACTTATTAGGCATTTAGAAGTGTGGGGTTTTGATTGTGGGGTTCCTAGCGAGGCTCTTACAGAATCTATTAAAATTAGTGCGGAGATACAAAAATTTGCGTTAAAAAATCGGGGCCGTGAAATCGCCAATTAAGACGATTCACGACCCCTTCATTTCCAAATTCCGCTACAATTGCGACATTCCCACAGTTTTACTGTGTCGTCGCTACCGATGTAAAATCCTTGAATTCGTATTGCGATGGTTCTAGCATCACAATACGGGCAGAGTTTTTTCAAACTCATTTCTTTTCCTCTTTGCTGTGCAGAAGTCTCTTCATGTAATCTTCAACGGATTGTTCGGTGAGTTTAGACCCACCAAACGCCGCAAAGAAAAGAAGGACAGTTGCCAATACAAAGAAAAATAATCCAATCCATTCCCAAGTAGACATCACCAATCAACCTCCAAATCTACAAACTCTTCCTTTTCTACTGAAAAGGCTTTAACGAAACCATTCTCTTTACCATGCATCCAAACATCGTAAACAATTTTTGTGTCTTTCATACAATACTCAACCACCTTATCATATTCGCCCATTTTCCATAACTTGGGCGCATCTGCGCTTTCCATCAATTTACTTTCATTGAGCGTGTTAATTCCAAGGTTTTGTAGGGGGATTCTCTCACCGTGTTCTTTGACAAGAATTCTACTCGTGTCAATGTATTTCTTTTGATTGAGATACTTGTTGATGCAGTAGATGTCCATAGCATCCTTTAGAACTGCCAAATCAAACGATGCAATATTATGTC